CCTCAGTCAACCCAGCCGTTAAACTCAGCGTTAGTCCGTCAGCATAAGTGTTTAGGGCTTGGGGTCGGATTCTACGGAATATCATTTTAGACCATAAGTGGTTTTACGATAATAGTAATACTAGTGCCAGCTCCAGCGGAGGAAGTATTAACACGAAGCTCGGATTGAGGGGTGATGAATTGACCACCTCCGTCGGCTGTAAGCGTAGTATCACTTCCAAGGTCGACCCAAGTTGAGCCTATCTTTTGCTGTAGCTTTACGGTAGCACCGTCGAAAGTCCCAGCGGCAAGGAACGCTCCGAGGCGTCCATTCCAGTCAGGAACGAGGGTGTTACCGTCAGCGGTCACAGTAGTGTTTATTGTTTTTGATGCCATGATTATTGTTTTCGTTTAAGATTATCGAGAAATGTTTACACCTGAACCAGAAGAGTTAATGTTTAAAGAGGGACGTCTTACGGTTAGTGAACCAGTACCCCGTCGCTTCGTAGCACCGCTCCGTTTTACTGCTGGTTTTACCGTATCAGCCGTCTTAGTGGGTGGAGGCGGTGGAGGTGGTGGCTCTGGGGGTGGAGGCATTTTAGGGGCTGACATACACATACTATTTAATCTCTATAAGGGTTAGTGGTTAAGATGTTTTCGTTTTGTTCATTATACTTAGACCGCAGAAACCTTACAACCGACCGCTGACCATTGTGGTAATCAATTTCACGTAGTGATTTATCTGGTGTGAAATCCCTCAACGGGTAAATGGTTTCTAGGTATTCTACAACTTTTAAAGGTATAGTAACTTCTTTCATATTAGTCCCTTATTAGGTTAAATCATCTAGTTCGCTGGGTAGTTTACCCTGCTTTATCCACTCCTTAGTCTGCACAAGACACATAGCGTTCCATATAATAGCACCGCCGTGGTCTTCGTTGTCGTCGTCCTCCATATATTGCCATAGATGACGGTAGAGGGCGTCGACGTAACGGCTCAAAGGGATTCCTTTCTGCCAGTTGTTACGTCCATATTTACTAGCTCCGTCTTCAAAACGACGAGATGCTCTACGTAAGGCTTCGATAGGGAGTAAAGAGGGCAAGCCCTTACCTCCCATAGCATCACGTACAGCACCCGTGGTGAACTCGGAGCGTTCCCCAGAGTCTGGGAGGGTTACTTGCTCGGTGGCGACCATAGTGCTTTTATTTTATGTTGGTTTACGTCGTAGTCGTCTGCTCTTAGGATATAAGCAAGACGAGCGTTAAGTAGGGCTTCATCAGCGGTCATGCCTTTTGATTCATAAATCTCAACGACAGACTTCCAAGTTGCTCCTTTTTGTTTCAAAAGCTTATCGGCTGTTTTGGGACCAACTCCTTTTACACCAGCGTAGCCGTCCGTAGCATCCCCTGTAAGAGTCTGGACGAGATGGTTGTAGTTAGCCTCCTCCACGGTACGCTCGGACATCTCATCCTTGAGGTCGTTATACCAACGACAGGGAAGCGTAGCAAAGTCCTTGTCCCCAGAGACAGCGATGTAACTATCATTACCCGTACACAGGATACCGATAGCGTCGTCAGCCTCGACGTTAGGAAAGCGAACACCATTGTGCATAATGAACAAATCCCCTAGCAAGGTAGAGTAGCCAAGAGGCTTACGCTTTGTCTTACGGTTGGCTTTATATGTCGTGCATATCTCGTGCCTGAATGTCTTTGAGGGACTGAACGCACAGACGTACTGGTCGGTTCCTAGTTTCTTGAGGATGTGGTTAAGGTTCGTTGAGAACTTATCCTTAGCCTCATTCAGGTCTAGCTGTAGGGTGAAGATATCATCGCTCCATCTTATCTCTTTCTCAGAACTTGAAGCGGCTCTGTAGGCTAGCATATCTCCGTCAATTATTGCTGTAGTCATATTAGTGGGTCTCCTTCCAGTTGTTTCCTATTTTATATTCACCATCAAGCTTACACTTGAAGTTCAGAGTTTGCCCAGCTTTTGCTATCGAGTCAACATAGTGTTGTCCTAGCTCTTCAGCGTGTTCAGGGGAACAACTGAATTGAACCTCATCGTGAACGTTAGCGTGTAGCTCATATGGTTTAGTGGCAACCTTCTGGAATTCAATCAAAGATTGTTTCATTATAACCGCACCGCTGGATTGTAGTAAAAGATTCAAGGCACTATGTGCTGAACGACAGGGAAGGATACGCCCGTCTATTCCTGTCAAGGAACCTCTAGTCTCGACGACGTTGGCTATAGCGTCCGTCAACCGCTTGATGGCGGGTGTCTTGTTCATGAACGACGTCTTCAACTTCTTACCTTCTTTGTTAGAGCCTCCAACGATTTGTCCAATCTTGGAGTCACCAGCACCATAAAGGAAGGCATAGATGAAAGTTTTGGCGTCATCCCGTGTGGGAAGACCAGCGGCTTTTTGGTTTGCCGTGTGGATGTCACCTTCAAGAATCTCTCGTTCATAGGCACCTTTGTCATACGTGTGTAGGTAGTGTGCCAGACAACGTAACTCCAACCCAGAGGCATCACAGCCCACAAGGACTTTACCCTTGGGGGCATGAAAAAGACTACGACACTCTGCACCGTAGGGAGCACGAACAGCGGGTACTTGTGCAACGTTAGGATTCCTGTGACTGCATCGCCCAGATATAGTACCGTTGGTTATAATAGAGCCGTGGATGCGTCCTTTCTTTTCAAGCTTCAACCACCCTTGACGACCCTCGGACAGTTGACCAAGTCGTTTAGAAACCAACAGATATTCCAGAAGCATCAAAGCCTCTGGAGTTCCGATACCCTTCAGGACACCTTCGTTAATCTGTGGGCGTTTGCCATCGTAAGCTTGAGGCTTCCACCCACGAGCCATAAGACGAACGGCTATCTGGTCACGGGATGCAGGGTTAAACGGAATCGTCTTGGTCTTGTGACGTCCCTTTGTAATTTGGTCATTCTTGTAACCAGCCTCCATAGCACTCTTCTTGGTCGACCACTCCTTGCCGTCAGATGTCTCCCATAGTTGGCTCTTCATCTCCAGAACTGTAGGCTCAAAGATAGATTCAAGTTTGTCCTTAAGTTCTACTCGACGAATACATAGCTCGCTCTCAAGCTTGGTAGCTCCCTCGACATCAAACGGGAAGCCATTCCATTCTTGGTTACGCATAGCCCTAGCAAACTGGTGCTCAAGGTTTAGCATAGTCTTGCTTGGGTTCTTCTTCATTAAGTAGGTAAACAAGGCTTTGGTGACGACGACGTCTTGAACGCAGTAGTCTTCCATTTCCTGTGACCATACACTCCAATCCTCGGTAGCACCGTGGTCGGATTTAAGAACACCGATACGCCTACCCCAAGCTCCTAGACTGTGTGAGCCTACGATACTCCTGTCATGTTGAGCACGTAAGTCATTGGTCCTAATGTCAGGATAAATACACCTCGACATAACCATTGTATCCCACACATTATTGTGGGTGAACCCGTAGAGCTTCTTGAGGGCAGGGTAGTCAAAACCAATAGAGTTGTGTCCAACGATAATGTCAGCTTGTTTCAGCTTCGCCAGTCCCTCCATGATGTTGTCGTTCCTGTACCTAAAGACGTTGTCGTCTTCGTCGATGAGGACAAGACAATGTAATGTCTCTAGGTCAGACTGGTGTGTCCAGTCCGACAATCCATTGGTTTCTATATCAAAAAATATCACTCCTTGCTTCCTTCGTTAAGTATTACTCTTTCCTGTAGGCGTTGAATCTTACGCTTCATGCCCTCGATGTCATCGTTGAGAGTCTCGTTCTGCTTAGACAAAGCATCACAAGCTTTGGTCATAGCATTGAGACCACGAACCAATACAGATTCGGTGTCAGGTGCAAACATAGGGTGGCTAAGTTTCTCTTTGCTCATATTTCTTTATTAGTTGTTCTAGGAGTTGTAATACAGGAGTAGCATACTCTTGTTGGAAACGTTGTTTGAACCAGATGTCTGATTCCATAGAAACGAAAGCACCTCCTTGGGCTAGTACCTCTTCGTGTAGAACGGTAGCTAGCACGTAAAGGTCACCTTCGAGTACGTGCGTGTGTGTGGTTTTTTCAGTTTTTGCTTTATCTAGAAAATCAAATTTAGATGTCATAGTGAGTTAGTGGGTTCATCGTTAAGGACAGCAATCGCTTGGCGTAACTGTTGGTTGTCAAAGCGTAGCCCAGCTATCTCAGCGTGTGCTCTCTTGAGGTCATAGTCCAGCTTGGTCGATAGGGTTCCAAGGGTAACGACTTCTCGCTTGAGGCTTGTGACCTCTTGCTCTAGTCGGTTGTGGTAATCGGTGTTTTTATCTGTAGTCATTTGTAAGTACTCCTAGAAAGGGTTTTCAATGTCAAGAGAAACTTCACGTAAAGAACCGTTTTCTTTGTCGTAGTGCAGAGCAGTCGCTATACCTGTCTCACCGCTAAAGCGATTCTTAAGAACCCGCACGACGGTCTGGTTAGCATTTTCAGGGTCTTGCTGGTCACGTTCCAATCCAATAACCATATCGGAAAGTTGGGCGATACTAGCAGAACCACGGAGTTGAGCGAGGCTCGTTACTGCTCCCTCCTCGTGACCTTTGCCGTCAGGACGCTTGAGGTGTGACACAAGAATCATACCAATCTTTGTCTCTTCAACAAGAGAACGGAGCTTGGTCATCGTGTTGTCAATCATACGACGTTCGTCACCGTCACCAATACCAGAGACAACGATACTGAGGTGGTCGAGGACGACGTACTCAACGTCAAGACATTTAGCCATATAGCGGATTCTTGTCAGTAGATTCTCGCCACCAATAGAACCCCAATGGTCGTACATAAAGAAACGACCAGAGCCTACGGTCTCCTTGAAAGCCTTCTCGGTTTCCTCATCAAACTTTTGAGGTTCGAGGTGCATCTGCTTATTCATGTGGATACCGAGGATACCTTGGGCTGTACGCTCTAGGGATTCCTCTAGGGCTATGTAACCTATTCCTTTGTCAGTTTGCGTAAGAATGTGGTGAGCCACGACACGGCATACTTGGCTTTTGCCAATACCACTACCAGCGCAGAAGGTAACGATTTCGCCTTTACGTATTCCCCTAGTCTTTGTGTTAAGACCGCTAAATGGATACGGAATTGAAGTATTTTCTTTTGGATTTTTGAGTAGTTCATAAATATCAACACCGTCGACGATGTCATCTGGACGCCATGTCTTTGAGTTATATACGGCGTAAACGACATCCTTACCTTTGCCCTCAAGGAGCATAGCGTTAGGGTCTTTAAGGGGGAGCTTGGCGAGCTTACACTTACCTGCGGGTAACAGATTGCATACCTCGACCATCGCTTTTTGTCCTTGGTCGTCGCTGTCAAACATAAGCACGACCTCTTCCCAAGAACAGAGCCATTCAAAATGCTTCTTGACGACAGACTTAGCCGACTGGCAACCTGAAGGTAGCGAGACCACAGCCCAATTATTGTCAAAGAGTTGACTAACGGTAAGGCAATCAATCTCACCCTCGGTAATGACAACACGTTTGCCTCCGTTAGGGAACAAGTTTTGACCAAAGAAATAGAGAGGTGTACCCTCGCATCTAAAGGTCTTGTCAGCATACCGATACTTCTGGGCAACCGTAGCTCCCTCCATGTTTCGGTAGTTTGCGATGTGGCAGGGTTTACCGTTGTGCTCCCCTATTGCATAGCTGAAACGCTTGCAGGTTTCTTGGTTAATCTTTCTGGTAGGTATATCGAGATACTGTCCTTGAATAAAATTCGTCATCGTGTGTGTGGTAAGTGTTGGTGTGTGGTTTGCGTTAGGTGTGAATGTCCCGCAACTGAAACACTTAGTAGAGCCGTCAGTATTAATCGTTAGTGCATCGCTAGAATTACAGTTATTGCAGGGTTGGTGTGTGTGTTGTGAAATTAAATCAGCCATTCTTCTGGTATTACTTTGTGACACCATCGGAAGTCGTGCTTGTCGCACCAGTCAGCATAGCTGGTGGTACTGTTCTTATTGAGCTTGTTGTAAGCGTTTTGGAAACAAAAGCGGATGTCTAACGATGGATTGGATTCTCTTACTCGTAGGTGCTTGGTGCGGTCGCTACCAATCCACCTACCCTTAGCTTCAATTATGATGCCGTTGGGAAGGACGAAGTCAGGAGTGTATTTACACTTCCGAGTATAGTCCAACCGCAACGACTCATAAGAAAAGGTCGCCCCCCTCTGTTCAAGGAAGGAGGCGACACTTGCCTCAAAACGAGACCGATACTTAAGGTTAGAAGGGTGCTGACGTCGTCGTCGCATCATCCGTCTCAAAAGCCTCCGTTAGTGACTCGCCTCCAGAGAAACCTGTTTCCTCAGAGAAGCCAAAGCTAGCGGCACTTCCGTTGTTGTATTCAACAAGTTCGAGAACCTGTACAGCTTTGAGTCGTAGTGAATAACCGAAACCGTTAAGGTCGGTGTAGTAGGGGAAGACCTCGACGCCCATCTTCAGCTTTGAACCGCTTCCGATTGCAGGTACGTCTTCAATCTTGTTTCCTTTGGCATCAAAGACAGCGACTCGGAATTCGAGCAAGCCTTTGCGGGTGTCCTTCTTGGCTACCTGCTTGGCGTAAATCTCGAAGTCACCTTCGGCTGTTTGACGCAAGGGTTGAGTCGGAGCAAGCGTGAGTTTCTCAACTCCTCGTTTACTGCACTCCTCCTTGTATGCTCTGTTGACAATCTCTTTGATTGTTAGTTCAAACGCATTGAAGTCAGCTTCAGACACATGTAGCTTACAACTGTAAACTCCATCTGGATTGAACTTAGTGTCTGGCGTGTCTATGCGTGGGTAGTAGGCTGACCCTACTGGTGTTGGTATGGTTTTACTCATGTTATTTATGGTTGGTGGTTATTACTTTAGCAGAAAAAATAAGTGCTGTCGCAGACCTTTGATATATCCGCATCTCCGTAGCGTGGCGTTTCTGGTATTTCAATATTAGGATGTTGTTCTTTTATTTGATGTCGTAGGTCTTCCAGTAAGTCAACACTAAACATCGAAGAAAATTTGTTTCTTAAGATTTCACCGAGTAAATCGCAGTTAGTAGCGTGGGTGCCGTAACTATCATGTATCATTGAGAAATCGTAAATGCCATTATCGTTCGCACCTATGACAGACTTTGTCAAGGCAGAAGCGTCAAGGCTGTGCACAAAGTTAGGGCTGATGCCCTGCTTCTGACGACGACCGCAATAAGCCTCCGTGTCCGAGTGCCATTTGATGTGCGTAGCTTCCCCATCAATGTGGGATTGGACGTGCTGAGTCGACGTCTTCTTATAGTCCTGCAACACGGGGAAGCCACTAGGAGTAACCCATTGGATTGGAAGTTTGTTCTTCGACATCTCAAGGGCGATGCCTTGTAACCATTGCATACATTCCTTGGGTTTGATTAGAACGTCGTTAATGGCACTCCACGTCAGCTTAGCAAGGTAACCTGTAGCGGAGTAACGAAGCGTCTCGGAGAACGGATTAGGACATCTTGTTTTACGCAAGGTTTCTTGATACCATTCGTCGACGTAAGCCCTGCAACTATAGAACGTTCCCCCATACGGATAAACCATCGTGGGACGCTTGGCTACCTTGCGGTCAATACCAAAGCTCAACCAGTCGCTGGCTATAATGTTTCCCTTGGTGGCGTCGTGCTGTAACTGTGCTACGACCCTGTCAGACACAACACGATAGATGTCAGCAGGTGCTGGGGTAGGAAGCACGTTGGTGGCTAAGCATCCCTCCCTGTCTCGCATAAGCATAGAAAGAATTTGAACACCGTTGTTGCTGGCATCCATGTTTACGGGAAGGTACGACGTCAACGAACCCGTCGCACAATACTCAGCCCACTCAAAGCACCAAGCCAAGAACTGCCAAGGGCTGTCAGCCTCCGTCCACTCCATGTTGGTCTTGGGGTCTCTGGCTACCTTGTCGGCTACGTCAGCGTACGACCTAGCCCACTCCACTCGCTCGTCCAGTGTTACCTTGTCGTTGCCAAAGGTGTTAGCTCCTTGTATAGCCAGCCAACGAGCTTGTTCGTCTGTCTTAATACGACAAGGACGAGAAAAGGTAAGAAGCCCACGACTCATGTCTGGACCTTGGATACCTAAGAACGCAGGGATGTTGTAGATGCGTCCACGGAAATCTACTTGGCTCGGATAAAAGAAACGAGTCCCTTCCAGTTTGGAGGCAACGTAAAGTATCTTGGCTACCAGCAAACGTCGGCTGGTCGTACTGAGGCGGTGGTTGTAAACACGGGATGCCATCTGACGCCACAGCTTGTTAGCCTCTTCGTTTGTCTTGAAGTCAGAGGGAACAGGAGGAAGCGGTTCGTTCTCCCTGCTTGGGATGTCGCCGACCTCGATACTACTCTCCCAGCAATGTTTCATCACATCCAGAACCTTGTTGTTTATCTTCCAAGGCGTCTGTTGGATTAAGTTCGTGGCTTGCATGGGTTCCTCGATAGCACCAGAGATGCCACGCAGGTAGTCCATGTTGGGAGTCTTGATAAAGGGTAGGAGTGGCAGAGAGGTGTCCTTCGTATCATATCCTCCCTGCCACACACTTTCCCATGCGAGCGGTAGCTCGATGGTGGGTAACCAGAACGGCTCTAACAACTCACGATGGTTGTTGTAGTTTTCAATCCACTCTAGGGTATCTTTAGTTGCCGTAACATAGCGAGTGGGTCGTTTTGACTTTCTGCCGTCCACGATGTAAATGTACTCAATCAAAGACGTCGACGCCCTCAACAACTCAACCAAGTGCAGACCACAGTTTAGTTTGTCTCGGTGAGACCAAGGCTTCCAAGCTGACATCAATCCCTTCTCGGTTTCGTGTTTCATGGAGCTACGGATGTGTCGTAACTTAGAAGCCTTGCCCTTGCGACGCTTAGCACCCAGTAGAATACCGCTCCCTTTTTCTTCGTTATTGTCAAGAAGAAAAGAACAACGACATTCGTCCTCAACTCTCGCACCAACGTAGTGACTGACGCTTGCCAGAGACTTTTTCTTGGTGATGCAGTCTAGGATGCCTTTGATTGCTATGAAAGCTATGGTCTTTGATGGTTGACCCAGAAGGTCAAGCTGATACCTAGCACTATTCTTGTGCTCAGCTAACTTAAGAATCCAATCATCAATCGCCTTAGCGTACTCAGGAAGGGAAGCCCTCATCAAACGCTGACCGTACTTGGTTTCAAGTTCAGCGTCACGGTCTTTCGAGGATTCAATACGTGAACGGTAACGTCCAACGCCTAGGGTTTGCATATCCTCGTTAAGTTCTTCCTGAGTAAGTTGTTTATCCATGTTATTTCTTGAATGTGCCTAGGTTTAATTTTCTACGCCAGTTGTTGTAAGCAGACGCACTAAGGTCTAACGACGAACAGGCAGAATCTGTTGTCATACCTAACCTGCGGAGTTTGTCAACCTCCTTAATCAAAGCAATCTTTTGGTTGGCGGTGGGCGCACTACACCTTGGTTTACGTTTGTCAGGATGGTCGGTTAGCTCGTCACTACCAAGAACTTTCTCAAGCTCAGCGTTGGCGGCTACCTCTTCCTCAATTCGACGTCTAGCCCATTTCATGAATGAACTGATGTTTTGTGCATAGGATGTTTCTGTTTGTTCTAGTATCATTGTTATATGTGTGTGGGTTGCTCAAGCTTTTCGATAGCTTGAAATAGATTTGTAGGGCTGACCTTGGCGTACCTTTGGGTGCTGGTCAAGTCAGAATGTCCGAGTATTTGCTGTATAACAGGAAGGTCGACGTTGCGTTGAACCAAGCGACTACCAGTAGTGTGTCGAGTCAGGTAAGCCTTGTAGGAACGGTCACCGTCCCGCCCTCGAAACTTACGCACCTTGTTCCATGCCTGTTCAATCTTGGTGTTGCTCATGTGCAACCAAGGATACATCCCCGACTGTCTGTTCCACATCGCAAGTGCTCTCTTGGTGAGCGGGATAACACGCCAAGTGTCTGTCTTAGACTTCAACAAACGAGCTACCCAACGTCCTGTGTCGTCGAGGTAGACGTCGTCCTTGTGCAAGCGTCTGCTCTCGCTAGGGCGAAACCCTGTGTCAGTAGCCCAACACCAGTACTCCCCGAAACGACGCATTGATGCAAGCTCGTGATGAAGCATAAAGGGAACAATGATGCCCTCCTCCTTCTCGGAGATGTACGATAGACATTCATTGTTGCACTTCTTGCGTCCACGTATCCGAGGGATGCTCTCCACGTAACCTAACTCGTGAGCGTGTTCCAGTATCAACGTTAAGGCACTTATTTTGCCGTTCACGGTGCTTTGGCTCTGCCCCTTGGTGCTCTTGAGGTGTGAGACGTAACGAGCGCACTCAGAGGCACTCAGGGCGTTTATACGCATGGTGTGACCAAAGAAACCTACGATGCACTTTACGTGCGACCGTCGTCCCTTGGCGTTAGGTGTGTCAATCCAACGTGAATCGAACACCTCCCAAGCAACCTGCTCGATTGTAGGGTAGTCGTCGTTGTCGACCTCCAAAGGAACGCCTAACGCTATCTTTTGGCGGGTCTCATTCTCAAAGAGCTGTGCTTCCAACTCTGTCTTAAAAGTCTTACGAAAGCGGCGATTCCCTGCCGTAAAACTCGCTAGATATGTGTTATTGTGTGTGTGTCTCGTAGCCATAACCCCCATATAGGCGATACTTTTAAATAGCGTCAACTCTTATTTTAAAATAAAACACAGGCGAACCTAACAACTATCATCACAGGCGAACCTAACAACTATCATCATAGAATACACTACACTCGACT